ATTGACTCACGAATGACCAAGTTCTTGGTGTGGCAAATGCTTTACTAGAACCTTTGGGATCGAAGTCATACAAATCATTTTTTGCAAATGTGCAATAACCTACTACATCTGCGTGAACATTATTAAGTGTGGCCCATTCAAACCAATCTTCAAAATCAACTTTCATTTCGATGTGAACAAATCTGTTCGACAATGGTGCAGGCATCCTGAATGTCACACCTCTGTCTGTTTCTCTGTTACCAGCCGCCACAATTGACACACCCTCAGGCAGATTGTAAGCACCAACCTTCCTGTTTAGGATAAGTTGATATGCCGCCGCCTGCACAGCCGGAGGTGCCGCATTGATCTCATCCAAGAATAGAATTGCTGTGGATTTAGGATCTGATGGCAGTTCAATGGGTGGCGCCCATTCCATCTTGTTGGTGGTTGAATTGTAGAATGGAATACCCTTGATATCTGTAGGCTCCCACAATGGTAATCTAATATCAATCACTTCACGTGACTGTTCGTCTCCAATCTGTTTGACAATATCAGACTTACCAATACCTGGTGCACCCCATATCATCACAGGTCTCTTCAGTGCAATACAGTGTTTCAATCCTGTAATTGCTTGTTTAGGACCAATTTGTCTTGTAGTTTCAATTGTCTTATCGCTCATCGTTTGTTACGCTCCTTATGTATATTATTATAATATCATATAGGGAAGTGTCAACCGTGCAAAAAGTCGCTATAATTGGAAGTTTTGTAGGTCACCATCTAGCATTTGTAGGATAACTGCTGGTTTTTCTGAAAACATAAACACATAAGATCTTTTACCATTAATATAATATGGTGCTGGACAGTATCGATCTAAATTTAATAGTGCCTTCATGGTCAATCTAGATGATATTCTTATTTTATACCATTTAAATTGTGCGTATTTCATCAAATGATATCCTTTGTATGTAAGGTGAAAATGAGTGTCATCTGCTTTGATATTCCTAAACATCATTTTCATTACCTTGTCGCTTGAAATTTTAAGATCACACTGTCTTATGATTAATTCTGCAAGTTTTGTTTTAGTGAGTTTCATCTTTCAATAACTTGCCTTGTGTAAGTTCATACACTGCAAAATCAGAACATTTGAACATGTCGTTGAGTTTTTGTGCAAGGTTGAAAGCATGTCCGGGATTGGAAAAAGAAACTTTTTTATATTTAGGTCCAGGATAGTTAGAAATAATAGATGATGATTTAAGATTAACCGGTTTACCTTTGTAGAACACAGCCCATATTGCAGATGACTCCAACACTTCCTCCATCTTGTAGGATTTTTTGTTAGTGTGTTGTAAAAGTATTTTTGGTTTAGGTCTACTCATTATGTGAGTATTTATCTAAACTTTAGGCGGAAAAGTGTTCTTTTAGGTGTTGATAGGTGCCTATGTATTTGCCATCAAGAAAAACTTGTGGCACAGTCTTTGCTGTGGGCACTGCTTCTAATAGTTGTTCGCGTGTCCAACCGTTGCCTATATTTCTTTCTTCAAATTCGATGCCTTTTTGACTCAATAAAGTTTTAGCCATGTCACAAAAAGGACAACCTGGTTTTGTCCATACTATATTCATTATATTATCCATTCTACATTTTGGTTATCAAACCAATTTCTTTTGACTGTATTTAAATCACTGTCTAAAAAATTAAATTGATTTGGCTTTTTGATGTTACTGAAAAATGCCAAGTTGTCAGACATCAATATTAAATTATTATTTTTTGCATAATTTATAATGCCTTCGACAAATTTGTATTTGCCATAGTGTGACACTATTGTGTATTTGGGGAAAACATTTTGATCTACAAGTTCATATAGTCCGTCTTGATGTGCATTTAGCATTAGGCATAATGGAACTTTCCTTGGCCCGTTTCCTAAGTTTAAAACATTAAAGGCACTGTTAAAATTAAGCACATCTAATTTTAAATGTTTGTACTCTCCTTTGAAATCGAACATTCTTTTATATTGATCATAAACAATTTGAAACCTATCTGATTCACCATTATTATCAAAGTTAAAAATGCTGTAAGGATACTTTATGTTTTGTGTAGCATAAAATAAATCAAGATTGGTGTTACCACCAACAACCATGATATTAATTTTTTCAATATCATCGTACAATTCGATTTGTTCGATAAAAAATTTGAGTGCTTGATACTCAGCAAGTTTATAATCTAAATAGTGTCCTTTGTTTTTAAGATCATTCAATTGAACAAGATTTATACTCAAAATCTTCCTCCACTAAGATCAATGCTGTCAGAGGGATCATTTTTACGACTTTGTATTTCTACATAATGTATGAGTATGGTGGTTAAGGCATTCCTCACTCGTTTTGCATGTTCTATATCTATTTTGACTTCGCGTTGTCTAGAATTGTCTGCACGATTAATTGTTTCTATAAAATTTTTAAGATGAAGTGTATCATCAACTTTTGTGGACATCTGAAAACACCTTCCGTTGTTCTATAACAGTTTTGAATGGTCCTCGATATTCATTTTCAGCGATAGTGGAAAGTTTAGGACAAAATCCTTTGACCCAGCCTTTTGGAAACTTAACACAGTAATATCCTGCCGCATACATGTTATTAGAATTTTTAGATTTTGAATACAATGGCAATTTATGCTGTACATCATACACAGAATTATATGGTGTGTGTTTAGTAGGATATCCATAACAATCTTTTTCTATCTTTGTGTCGGTGGATTCAATAGGCTCAATTTGATTGGCGGAAAACAAACCAAACTGTTCTTCTATTTCTTCTAGAGTAAGTGTAGCAACTGATGAATCTGTTCCTGTTACAATAAATTGATTCTGATCATGTCTTTGAATAGTGCCGATTCTTGATCCGTTGTGTTCTATGATCCAAAAACGATCAGGCAGTAATTGCTTGGTCTTGATGGAGTCTTGCGTTGAAAGGTTCTGCATAAAATTTAACATTGTCTCTAATCCTCACTAATTCATGTTTATTACAAAATTTTAACAGATGAATACCAACATTTGCAACCTCTTTTGGAGATTCAGTTGCAGTTGCTATGGTTTCTGCTATGATCTTTTTGATGTTGTCCGGCTGTTGTGTTAGGTCTATGAGTTGTTGATTGATTGCATACTCATCTCGTACTATTCGTTCTTTGCCGTTGTGATCAACCCATCTACTTAGCATCATGTTGTTCCAGATAAAACCCTGGCTTTTTCTGTCTTCAAATGCTTCTTTGAGTTTTGTTGTGCGTACCTTAGGAAAAGCAGAAAACACATTATCTGATGCATCGCCTCTCATACATTTTTCAAACAGCAACCATTCTGGATCTGGTGCTGATTTTGGTAACTTTGTTTTTTTGTCTATTATTTCATTGTTTTTATCGTCATAGAAGCCGTTTATTGTGATGAGAGTGTCAGTTATTCCGTTGTATTGTGAAACATTTTCAGATAATAATTGATAGAAATCAGAATCAGAAGAAACAATGACATGCTTGTCATCAGGATGTGATTGTATCCATCCTGCAATCAAATCGTCTGCTTCTAGTTCGCCATGTCTGAGAGTAGTACAGTTAGATTTATTTTCTACAAATGTTTTGAACTCATCAAATGTTTCCCAAAATACTTTGTCTGCTTCTTGTTCTGCAGGAGTCATTGCATCGCGAGTAACTTTTCTGTTTTGTTTGTATGCAGGATAATGTTCTTTACGCCACGATCTGCCTTCAAAACAAAACACCACATGATCTGCATCAAACTTTTCCCAACATTTTTTGACTGAGTTCATGCATATGTGTAGAGCTAAACCAGTTTTAGTGAATATATCATCGCCACGAACCACGTGTCTGGCTCTAAAAAAAGTATTGGCTGAATCAAACAGTAGGTATGTTCTAGGAGATTTCAGTTTTGCCATCCTCTCTTTTTGTTTCTTTGACAATTTGATTGTCTGCAGAAAGTGGAGTGGCTTCATCTGCTATTGTGTTGCAAAGAACAGAAAACCAATGGTCAACAATTTCTTCATCTGTATTGCCTGAAAATCCATGTTCTTTGAGGTTATTCACAAAGTGTTGATTCCAATCCAATTCAAAATATCCATATTTGGGATTCTTTGGATCCACGTTGGTATCTAGCACTTTGATGTATGGTTCGCCTTGTTCTGTGGCGATATCCTTGGCAGTTTTTTCAATCTTCTGCTTTTTGTTGAATAAATTTTTTAGTTTGTCTATCATACTAATTCTTCTAAAATTCCTAGTGCTTCTGCTAATATTAGCATGATTCCGCAAAATGTCAAGCTACCAAAAATTAATCCAATTCCAGCGGCTATTCTCAGCACACTTTTTACCATAGACACCCAAAAGTGCCCACGTCCAGGATCCTTAGCATTGACTTTCCACGATACATCATCTGAAGGTAGTGGCTTCATAAAATTTCTCCTTGAAAATACTCTCATGTTCCTATTAAGTTTCCGAATAAATGTACGTGAACACGAGCCGCCACATTGTATCCTCTTTGAAATGCCCTTCTGGCAACATCACCTGCTGTGGCATTTTGTTCTTCTTCTCTAGCACCTACAGGCATAACCCACACTGGATAATTTATTCCCATTGCTTTAAAGTTTGCTATGACGTCTTCCATTTCGCGCCATTGTTCATCTTTGTCGCCAAGGACAAATTTAAGTTGTCCTCTATTAGAAAGTTCGTAATAATCTTTTACTATTTCTGGATGAATTGCTTTAGCAGTTTTTTCTCCTGCCACAGTCCATAATTTAGGTGAAACAGAAAAAAATATCTCAGTTGGTTTTTCTGCTATGAACCATTTGAATGAGTCTTTGAGTTTTTGGGTTCC